GTAAGGGCATTTCTCGGTACATGATTTTCCCACTACGGTACAAATGGTGTACTACGTTGTGGCATGTTATACCGAGAATTTCTATGTTATATGCCTAAGCGTAATGGCGCTAATGAAATGTTACAGATATGAACTAGTATTATAGTACATGTCAGGTTACGTTGATACCAACACAATTACTATATACATTGTATCATGTTCGCCGGACTTGTCAACGCCAGTATGAGAAAATTTTTGTAAATGACGTGTTACGGGTAATGACAAAGTGAAAATCCTGGGCACAAAGCAAAACCACAAACACAATGAAAAAAGAAAACATTTTGAGTTATTGCGACGTCGAAACGATATTGAACGCGTTAGCGCTGCGGGCGATGGATGAACGCGCCCAGGCCGAAAAGGAACGAAAAGACGGTGATGAAGAGTGCGCCGGATATCACGACGAACAGGCAAATGAATGTAGTCGCGTGATTGCAAAGCTCCGCGCGTTTGTATTCTGATTGCCGAAACGCCCGATCGTGGGCGTCGTTGCAATGACGGCAGGCTATAGAGAGGAGCATACAACAATGTATTTCGAACACTGCACCACGTTAGACGAACTCCGCGCGGAGTATCGCCGACTAATCAAAATTAATCACCAGGATGTAGGCGGGGACGCCGAAACGATGAAATCAATCAATAATGTGTATGATTTACGCTGGGAAAAAAGATGATAAATTTTCGTAAATGACGCGTTGCGAGTCTTGGCAATTATAAGAGACTGTGATAGAATAAAGTCACAAAGATAAAACAAACGAAAGGAATAATAGAAATGAAAAACAATAATGCGCTAACGTATGAAGATGTGGAGATGCTCTTGTATGCTCTTGAGCAAACGGAAGAGCATGAAGGGATGTATGCCGACCATCTGTGGTATACTGGCGAACAAGAAATCGCTGCACCGCATTATGAATATGCGGACGAATGCCACCGGCTTATCAAGAAGCTCCGGGCACTCGAATTCTGAAAATGCTTGAGTGTGAACCGGCTTTTGGTGTTGAGGAGGCAGCAAAGAAAGCTTACCGTTATTTGATGAACGACTGGAAGGGCCTTGTCGGAGATATTCGCGAACTTGAAATCCGTGATACTAGTTATAATCCCTGTTTCACTGGTTATCCAGAATTCCAGTATATGAAACTGTGTAGGGGCTGGATGGTTGATAATGAAAAGGAGGTATGAACGATGAACGTTATTCTATGGGCCGTCGTAGGGCTGGCCGCGCTTGTCTTCCTGATTGCCGTATCCGCAACATGTTCAGCATTTGCGAAAACGTTTGAAACGGAGATATGGTTTGACGCCATTACGCATGCATTAATACGTATCCTAAGTATTGCAGCAAGCGCGACATTTTTCGCTTCCCTGCTGATCGGAATGTTGGAAAGGGGTGGGGCATAATGTCTCGAAAGCCTTCCATCACGCGCACGATCACCACGGAAGACGTGACGTTCAGTGCAGCGAACGAACAAACTGGCAAGCTGCAGGCATTGACAATCACAATCCCGGTCGGAAGTAAAACCGACCTCGAGCGCCTGTGCGTGATCCGTCCGCAGCTCTCGCCGCACATTCAACCGCTGCGGGTTGTGAAAGTCGCGCCGCCGGAAACGCATATCTACAGGATGAGCATTCCAGATTTCGTGGCGCATGCTGCGATTTACGACTGGAGGGACGGAAAATGAAAGTGCTTGTAGCTTGCGAGGAAAGTCAAGCAGTATGTAAAGCGTTCCGTGCGCGTGGGCATGTGGCTTTTAGCTGCGATATCCAGGAATGCAGCGGAGGACATCCAGAGTGGCACATTCAAACGGATGTTATCCCCCTTTTGGGGGATGGTTGGGATTTGGTTATAGCGCATCCACCATGCACCTATTTAACACTTGCGGGCAATCGTTGGTTTAAGGAAAATCCAGGCCGCGCGGCGCTCCGTGAATTAGGTTACGAATTCGTAATGGAATTTGTAAAAGCGTATGAAAGCGGCTCAATTCATAAACTATGCATTGAGAATCCAGTTGGTTATCTCAATACGCACTACAGAAAACCAGACCAGATTATTTATCCGTATTACTTCGGCGACTCTTATTCAAAGCGGACTTGTTTATGGCTTTTTAATTTACCAAAACTTGTTTTGGATAACGTCGTTGAATGTGAATCGAAATGCCAGGGCGGTTGGTTTGAGCATTCACCAAAAGGTGTACCGCGCTCCGTTTGGCGTTCTAAAACAGCCCCAGGAATTGCTAGGGCTATGGCTGAGCAATGGGGATGATAATGCCGAGGTTGTAACAGGAACTTAAACAAGTTTTAAATCAGTTGTAAACGGGGTCAAACCCCTTTACATAATAACAGAGCAGCCGACTCATAAAACACAGGCAGAAAGGAAAAAACTATGACTAATCAAGATTACACCTGCAAGATCATCGAGAGCAACGGAGAGTTCGACGCGTACGAGCGCGTCATGTGCAAGGATCTGGGGGACGCGATCCCCCTTGACGATGCAACGCAGCAGGGTCCTGTTGTGATTGCGTACGAAAAGCACTTGATCCTCGGAATCCACAATGAGAAGTCCGAAGACAAGGACTACGAAAAGTGCGTTGTGATCGATCCGGAGGGCCGCAAGTTCGTTTGCGGCGGCGCAACGTTCCGACGCGAATTGGAAAACATCGTTGCCGAGCTGAGCGATGCCGGGATTATCAGCGGATTCAACATTAAGGTTTACAGAAAGGCCAGCAACAATTACAAGGGCAAGGATTTCATTACCTGTTCCCTGACCCGCGAAAAGCCCACTTTCTCGACCGCCGCGGACGATTGCGGCATGTGCGTCGACCCTGACGCTCAGTAAATCCACAAGGCCCGGTGTAACAGCCGGGCCAAATCCTAAATAAGGGGGTTATGGTATGGCAACTCCGAAAAATTTGGAACCATACAACAAAGAGTTGCGCCGTATTGAACGCTTTATGCGCGCAGCCGAAAAGCGCGGGTTCACGTTTTTAACCGATATTCCGGAGAAAAAACCAACGCCAACAAAAAGAGACGTTGAGCGCCTGAAAAAGTTGACTCCGGAAAAACTGTATAGCCGCGCCTACTACATTGATGATAGCGGCAATGAAGTCCCGGCGTCTCCGCAGCGTGGCGGAAAGTGGATGCCGACAAAATCCGGACAGATTACAGTCAGTGGCAAAAAGCAGAATTACCAAGCTGCTATGCGTGCAGCGTATAAACGCATGTCACGCGCGGAAGCCCGGCGCAAGGCGCAATCCGAGCGCGCAACCGAACGCCGAGTATCCAAAGCAGAACAAGCGCGTCAGGAAGCACGCGCAGCTGGTTATCAAAATATCATCGACAATCTAAAAGACCCACTAATCGCATTTACTCCGTCATATCGATGGGACGATGTCGCAAAACAAACGGCAATACAATACCACAATTTTTTCGAACGCGTTTTGAACGCGGCGGAATCAGAATTAGGTGCAGCGAAGTTAGCTAGACGAATCCAGAACAATGGTGTAGAGCTGCAAGAGATCATCGACGAGATGCTCTACAAATACTATCATACGGCTGAAGAAGCCCGGTTTAATCTGAATCGTTTTGTGCGGCTCGTTATGGGCAAAGACGCAAATCTTGCGGATTACTCGCCGGGCAAAGGCGAAACACTTGCGGAAGAAGCCGAGTATTACACGGCGGCTGACGGATCAAGTTTTAGCAATGAATACGCCGTGCGAGGTATGTCTAGTAGCTACTATGACGCGGAGCGCGGTGCACCGGTTGACACAACGCTTGAGATCACGACAGGCGCCAGCGATATGATAAGGATACAGGGTGGCGTCATTAGCATGGATGACTTTTTAAGGGGCGGTGGTGTGATGCCATTTGAAAAGCCGGGCTAAGACCTTTTTGGTTGGGGACTTTGAGACAACTGTCTATGAGGGGCAAAAAGATACCGCTGTTTGGGCTGCTGCCATTGTCCCGTTGTTTACAGAGTCGGTTGAAATCTATCACAGCATTGCGGACTGCTGGGCAGGTTTGCGTAAGATAGCAGGGGATATCGTCTGCTATTTTCATAACTTAAAGTTTGATGGTGCTTTTTGGCTAGACTTCCTATTGATTCAAGCCGGGTACAAGCAAGCGGTTGATGATGTAGACGATGTGCAGCAAGTGCGTTTTCAGAGACAAAAAGACATGAAAAACGGAACAATTCGATATAGCATTTCTGACATGGGGGCATGGTATACGATTTGTGTCAAAATCGACGGCAGATATATAGAATTTCGGGACAGTCTAAAGCTCCTCCCCTTCTCTGTCAAAGAGATCGGCAAGAGTTTCGGCACGGCCCACCAAAAATTAGACATGGAGTATGAGGGCTTCCGATACCCAGGTTGCGAGATCACACCGGAAGAACGCGAATATATCGCAAATGACGTGTTAGTTGTAAAGGAAGCACTTGAAATCATGTTCGCTGATGGTCACTTGAAACTCACGATTGGAAGCTGCTGTCTGTCTGAGTATCAAAAAATAGTCGGTTATCCCTTTTATAAAAAGTGGTTCCCGGATTTGACGGTAGAGATGCTTCCAGAAGTATATGGCGCTAAGACGATGGACGCCTATATCCGCAAAGCATACCGTGGCGGCTGGTGTTATGTCGTACCGGAAAAGCGTAATATCGTTTATCATAACGGCACGACGGCAGATGTCAACTCACTGTATCCTAGCATGATGCACAGCATGTCAGGAAACAAATACCCTATAGGCATGCCGACCTTTTGGCGGGGGAATCTCATACCACCAGAAGCAAAAGCAAGCTACAGTTTCTTTTATGTGAGAATCCGCACGCGATTTCGGATAAAGCCTGATAAGCTGCCGTTTGTGCAGATTAAAGGCAATTTCTGGTATCGTGGCACAGAATCCCTAAAAACATCAGACGTGTACGACCGCAGAACTGGGGAAATGTGCGAATGGATAACAACTCCAGACGGGGAACGACGGAAAGCTATTGTAGAGTTGACGCTTACAGAGATGGATTTCCGTCTGCTGCAAGAGCATTACGATTTAACGGATTTTGAGATTCTCGACGGCTGCTATTTTACCGCGGCAAAGGGCTTGTTTGATGAGTACATCGACAAGTACGCCAAAATCAAAAAAGAATCAAAAGGCGCGAAACGTACACTAGCTAAATTGTATCTTAATAACCTATATGGCAAGTTAGCTGCCGGAGATGATAGCAGTTTCAAGGTCGCATATCAAAAGCCAGATCGCAGTATCGGGTATACCATCGTAGAGGCCCACGACAAAAAGCCGGGGTATATTCCCGTAGGCGCAGCTATCACAAGTTATGCCCGTTGTTTCACAATTCGGGCGGCGCAGGCCAACTATTACGGACCAGACGAGCCGGGTTTTATCTATGCGGATACCGACAGTTGTCACATGGATATCCCGCGCGACGCCGTTCGCGGCATGAAAATCCACGACCGTGATTTTTGTTGCTGGAAGCTGGAAAGCGGATGGGATATGGGGCTATTTGTCCGGCAGAAAACGTACATAGAACACGTCACGTCCGAGGATGGAGAACTCATAACGGAGCCTTTTTATGATGTGAAATGCGCTGGTATGCCGAAACATTGCAAAGAGCTGTTTTTGAAATCCGTTGAGGGATGGAAGCCAACGGAAGACGATCCCGAAAGTGAGTACCGGCCTGAAGAGCTTGCCTTCTTACGTGAGAAACGAAAGATCACGGATTTTAAGCTAGGCTTAACCGTCCCTGGCAAGTTGCTTCCACGAACGATCCCAGGCGGTGTGCTGTTGTGTGCGACAACATATGAAATGAGGTGATGATAATGACCGACATGGGGGCTAAGCGTCTAGCCGTTGCGATTATTCAGGTTGGTGTACAAGACTATGTGCGCTGCAGCAAAGAGCTGACACCTCGAAGTAAAGAGCGCGGTAATAAGTCTATGTATGCCCGTTCTCAGAATCGAACGGAGATCGCACAGTTTTTTAAGTCCGAATGGTATTACTTTTTGTGTGAAAGCCTAGGGCTTGACGATGAAGCCGTTAAAAAATGCATTTTGCGGGAACAGATGGAGGTGAAGCGCCGTGCGAATGCAGTTTAAGCTAACCGTCGTATGCAAGGACGGAAGCGAAGTGGAGCATCAGTTTCAATTTTGGTACGACTTGCTGAACTACGTAACAAGTATGACCACTTTGGAAATGAAGAGCTATAAAGAAATTCGGGCTGAATATAATGGAGGGTGTTAATCATGAAAACGAGAAAACTGAATAATCAGGAAGCGGACGTATTAGCGGTTCTGCTCGCAGCGGCTGTTGTGGACGCATTAGAAAAGACGAGTGCAATCGCCGACCTGATGAAGGTTGATTGTCAAACGGTTCGGGCAGTGTTCGCTGAAGCGGTTGAAAATATTATGGATGGCCACAGCACAAAGGAGGTATAACAATGAAGGTGAAAATTGTAAAGGGCAACGCTGTGAAAACCGTGGAGGAAATGCTGAAGCGGAACGTAATTGAAAGCTGTACTCGATCGATTGCGGAAGCAGATGCAATTGCCTATGCTGTCAGCTGATTGCCCGTACTCTGCTCAACTATGCGAAAAGGAGCAAGCACAATGAATAAAACGGAGTTGCGCGAGAGACTGGACGAACTACGAAAAGTAATCAATGGAGCAAACACGCTGGTATTCAGTGGGGACACGTTTCAAGCAGCCGCGTGGACGACTAGGGCCATGCAGCTCATCCGTGGAATCCTGAAGGATTTGTCAAACGAATAAAATAAGGCTCCCACTTATGTGGGAGCCGTATCAAAATCGGAGAGTTACACAAAGGGATTCACGTTATCCGTAACTGTCCCGGCAGCATAATTTCAGCTGTGTGACCCGGGCAGATCAGAGCGTATAGTCTCCGGTGATACCTATTTAATAAGCAAGCGCCTTGAGGACGGCTTCCTTGCAAGACAAATTTTTGAAACGGAAGGCGCCTAGCTCAAAGAAATATCGGAACTGGCTAAGCATTGCGTCGGAACGTCTGAGCATCACATAATTAACCTCGTGATCCTCCGTTGTTACCGTGATGCGAACAGGGTAATAATCATCGGCTTTATCATCACAGTACATAAAGCCTAGATGCGGATACTCCCGAATCGCGTAGTTCTTCCCGCAATACCGGAGCGTTGCGATATACCTGTTAACGCCCTCCGGTCTGCCGATAAATGCGACGTTGTCATTCAGGTAAACGCCCTGACCGGCATATGCCACATAATCGTTCTTTGCAAACGCCCGGTTGAATGCACTTCCCTTTTGCGCTTCCGCAGCGGAATCCACATAGCCCTGCTCCAGCACGAAGCCGTCGCCCTTTAGGAAACGTGTTTCCTTCCGGAGACGTTCGGAGATGCCCAATTCGATATAATAAGGATTGAGCAAGCTGACCGGATTCGCACACATGTAAACCGGCACATATCGAACTTGTTCGCCCTGACCGCGTGCGACAGAGGTGTGAATGGAAATAAATTTTTTCACTTCATTCGAGGCATATGTATTAGTTTCGCTCTGGAACTCGTCCATGAACATAGCTCCGGTATCAGAAAACAGATGTGCGTATTTCTTTACGGCTTCAGCCTGATTGATTGAAACGGCGTAACCGCATTCGATGTCGTTCAGAAACAGCTTTTGAAACACGCCCATAGGCTTTGATGACATGTTGTCTGACGGGAACCAAATGCCTCTGATATCCTTAAAGAATTTATCTGCGCAATCGTCCAATTCATACTTGTACCGGTAGACAAGCATAAATTTTTCATGTGTTTTCTTGAAGCGGCGCACAAGCATGCCAGAAAAATAGCAGGTTTTACCGCCGGTTCTGTTCGTTGTGCACATATAGATTTCAGGACGCTTACCATTGATATCCCGCATAGATAGCAGCTTTGTCCCGTCGTAGTACGACATACAAATACACCTCTATTACAATTATAACGCATGTTTGTGTTTTTGTCAATTGACAAAAGGCGCAGGTGTGATATACTAATAGTAGGATTCCATTCAAAGGAGGTGAAAGGTTATTAACGTTCAGACCGTTCTTAATATTATCACGCAGGTCGGTTTTCCTATTTGTGTTTCCCTTATGTGCTTTTGGTATATTAAGGGCATTCAGGAGAAGCACAAGGCTGAAATTTCCGAACTTTCCAAAGCGATCCAGAATAACACTCTGGTGATGCAGCAGCTCGTTGATAAGCTGAACCATGGCTAAGAAGATTTTTCTCAGCCCGTCCGATCAGTTTGAAAACACCTATGCTGGAGGCACCACGAACGAAGGTGAACAAATGGGTTTGCTTGCGGAAAAGCTGGCTCCGATCCTTCAGCGGTGTGGGTTCGAGGTAAAGATCGTGCACCGGAGCACTTTGGCAAACAAGTGCAATCAATCTGACGCCTGGGGGGCAGACCTGCACCTGCCGCTGCACAGCAACGCTTTTAACGGTACTGTATCCGGCACTCGAATAATGTGCATGAGAACTGTTGATGGGCAGCTCGGCTATGAGTATAGCAAGAAGATTTTCAAGCAGCTCGACGCCGTTACTCCCGGCACTAGTTCCAACATTTCCGCGCAGCCGCAGCTCTACGAAATCCACGCGCCGCAGGCGCCTACGGTCTATGTTGAGGTCGATTTCCATGATGTACCTATGGTCGCAAATTGGATCATTCACAATCTTGATGTAATTGCAGACGTCATTGCAAGAGGTGTGTGTGACTGCTTTGGCGTGAAGTACAAAGAGGGTGAGGCCCTCGATGATTCGGCAATCTACCGCGTGCAGGTCGGGGCATTCAAGAACCGCGATTATGCGGAGGCGATGAAAGCAAAGCTGTTCGCGGCAGGTTATCCGGCGTTCGTTGTGAAATCGAACCCGTAAAAGAAAGGTGGTGAAAAGGCTTGGCATGGCATGCGAAAGCCACGGGGGCTTATTCCCGCACAAGCACTGAAGGGCTGGAAAACGCCACAGAGATGGCGAACATTATGGCGGCGGCTGGTTGGTCGATCGGGGCTATCGCTGCTATGCTTGGAAATGGCGCTGGTGAATCGGGGTTGAACCCTTGGCGTTGGGAGGGTGATAATATCCCGACGGTAGCACAGTTCTCTGAGTGGGCAACGTCGGATAAACATGGCTATGGCATTCCCGGCTTTACTCCGCCAAATACCTACATTAACAGCACCAACTCAACCAAATACGCAGCGGACGGGTATAAGCCTAATTTCGCAGATCGTCCCGGCAGTCCACTGGACGGCGCAGCTCAGACGGCCTATATGCGGGACACGATTCCGCAGAATTGGTCCCATGGGCTTTTCGACTATTACAATGATAATTTCACTGAAATAGGAGTTGATATCCGCAATTTCTACTATATCACATTCGAACAGTTCAAACTGGGCTATGTGGGTGGTAGCCAAATTACGCTTGATAACCTTACAGGCGCATTTGAGTTGTGCTACGAAAAACCCGCGGACTGGGCCGCAGCGAGTTCATATCGGTACCGCTGCGACAACGCCGCATACTGGTACGAATATTTCACGGGGCATCCTCCCACGCCTACACCGACGACCCGAACACTGAAAATCTGGATGCCCATGAATGCTTGGACGTAAAGGAGGTAAGACTGTGGCAATCAAAACAAAGCAGGAAGTTCTTGACGGCTTGAAGAGATTCATTCCGAATGATGACACTTCAGACGACACGCTTGCATTTATTCAAGACGTCTCCGACACTCTCGATGCAGGCGCTGAGAATGTTGACTACAAGCAGCAGCTTGCAGACAACGATAAGAAATGGAGACAGAAATACAGAGACGCCTTTTACAATCCGCCTGATAAGCCTGACCCGGAGCCGGACCCTGATCCGGAGCCGAAACGCAGGTCGTATGCGGACTTGTTCAAGACTGAATAATTTTATGAAAGGAATGATTTAATGCCTAGAAAAATTGCAGTGTCCACCCTGAACGCTTCCACGATTGATATTCTGAATACCATTCGTGCGAATGCGTCCGCTCAGTATCAGGATCAGGTGCCTGAAGTCGCCACGAACTATGACGTTCGTCAGGTTGGTGATGTCTTCTTCGGCTATCCGAATCTGGCCAACGAATTCCTGAGCGCCCTTGTCAATCAGATCGCCCTCGTCCGAATCCGATCCGCCACGTTCAACAACCCGTACAGGATGTTCAAGAAGGGATTCTTGGAAACTGGCGAGACGGTCGAGGAAGTGTTCGTGCAGATCGCGAAAGCGCGTGACTTCTCCCCTGAGAAGGCCGCTTCCCGTGAACTCAAGCGCACGATTCCGGACGTTCGTTCCGCGTTCCACCTTATCAACTGGAAGGTGCAGTATCCTGTCACGGTTCAGCGGGAAGACCTCCGTCAGGCGTTCACCTCGATTTCCGGCGTTGAGGACCTGATTTCCCGAATCATCGACAGCGTTATCCGGGCCGCCGAATATGACGATTTCCTGCTGGTCAAGTACCTGCTCATCAAGGCAGTGTCCCATGGCAAGATGAAGCCCATCGCATTCGACGCCGCTGATTCGAAGAACGCAGCGACTTCCTTCCGTGGGACGTCCAATATGCTGACGTTCATGAAGAACGATTACAACGCGGCGGGTGTTACCACGGTAACTCCGCGTGAAGATCAGTACATTTTCATGGATGCGCAGTACAACGCGAAGTTCGACGTCGAAGTTCTGGCGGCGGCGTTCCACATGGAAAAGGCTGATTTCCTCGGCAGGCTCGTTCTCATCGACGATTTCACCACCTTCGATAATGCACGTTTCGACGAAATTCGCGCGGCTGGCAATAACATCGAGGAAGTTACCACGGCTGAACTCGCGCTGATGGCTGACGTCAAGGCGATTCTCGTCGATCAGGAATGGTTCCAGCTTTACGACACGCTGAATGAGATGTCTGAGGCCTACGTTGGAAGCGGCCTGTACAACAACTATTTCTACAACCGATGGGAAATCGTGTCCAGCTCCCCGTTCAGCAACGCGGTCGTGTTCGTCGATGATGGCGCCACGATTTCCGCCCCGGCGAATGTTATCCTGACGGTTACCGGCTACTCGCAGGATAAGGTTGGCAACAAGGTGTACACTCTGACTGGCGATGATCCGGCAAGACTGCAGGCGTCCAACTTCCAGTTGGTGCAGACGGAGGCAATGACTAAGGCGCTGGTTGCCGTGCATCCTTACGGCGCGATTATCCTCCCGCAGTCCGCGCAGACTGCAAGCTATAAGTATGACGTCGTCGCCACGATGGCTGGAGCAACTTACAAGTTGGTCAACGGCCTGGACGACAAGGTCGTGCTCGGCAGCACGTTGACGCTCGTCAAGCAGTAAACGGAGGGGCATTGCCCCTCCACCATTTTAAAAGGTGGTGATAAAATGGCTGAATATGTTGTGCCGAATACCACGATTTACATTATCAAGGATTGCCCGTGTGAGCCGGACTACAAGAATACGATGTATTTCGGAAGCAAGACGGATCAGTTCGCAACGTTCAGCAAGTGGATCAAGTACACGCTCAATGCGCAGAGTTATCAGAGATATGGCGCTGGGAGAATTCAGGTCGAGTTGCCTGTAGAAAACCTATACGATTGCAATTACCTGATTTTCCAAAATACGAACTTCAAGGATTCTGCCGGGAACGTAAAGAAATTCTATGCGTTCATCACGGACGTGGAATATGTGAACAACAACACGTCCACGATTACCTATGAAATCGATGTCATTCAGACGTGGTTGGGCGATTATGAAATCCGGGACGTTTTTGTCGAACGTGAGCATCCGCTGACTGATAACATCGGAGAGAACCTAGTGCCGGAACCTGTTAGCTTTGACGAATACACGATAAGTTATTATGACGAAGTTAGCTACACCTTCAGTGGCGCAACAGTCCCTACAAAGTTATCCAGTTTGTGGATGATGGCTTGGTGGGCAGATGGTACAAGCCCGCACGTTGTCAGCGGCCTCCCAACGATGCTATGGGCCTATGCTCAGCCGTTCACGGAACAAGGCCTTAATACCTTCCGTTCGTATTTGTCCGGCGCTGGTGTGGATGCCAATTCAATTGTAGCATTTGGGCTTGTGCCCGAACTATTCGCACAAATTGGCGAAGTTGTACCCGACGCATTATCTACAGTTAAAAACTACCGCTTGCAATTCTTACGCCACTACAACGAAGCATTCGAATCCGCAACGGCTGGAGTTCGGAAAAGTTATACACCGCAGTGCAAGAAGTTGTACACAAGCCCCTATTGGGGATTGTGGGTAACGAACAACTCTGGAAATACAAAGGTTTATCCGATGGAACTTTTCACACCGGGCGTTTCCTCGAATGATTTGTATTTCCAGCTAATTGGTGACTACTCGCCGAATCCTACGGTTATGCTTGTTCCCGAAAATTTCAAAACTGTACAGGGTAGAAATTACGCGGAAAGTATGACGTTATCCGGGTTCCCGCAATGCGGCACTACATCAGACACGTACAAAGCATGGTTAGCACAACAGGGTGGCGCTAATGCTGTTCAGTTCATCGGCGGTGCACTCATGGCGTTAATGTCTGCTGTTAGTCAGAATTATGCTGGCGCTGTCGTTGGTGCAACACAGGCCGTCGGGGCCGCTGCTCGTCGGTGGGATGCCTCGACAATGGCAGATTCCGGGACGCCGGGTGGAAATAACAACTTGTTAGCGGCTGCGCATTTGATGACTTTCCATTATGGAATCCGGCATCTAACGGCAGAGGCTGCAGAACGGGTTGACATGTATTTCCGTAAATATGGCTATGCTACGAATACCGTGAAAAAGCCGAATATCGGGACAAGGCCCTTCTACAACTACGTTAAAACAAACGGATGTTCTATTGATGGTTCTATCCCGGCAAGCGCAGAAAAGCGGATTTGTGAAGTGTATGACCGGGGAATTACATTCTGGAAGTCTACCGTACATTTCGGAGATTATTCCGTCGACAACTCCCCCGGTGCAACGAATCCGGAACATAGTGAGGTGGTGAGTTAATGGGTGATAGCTTCAAAGCGTGGTTGGCAGCTGATTCATTTAATCGGCTGACCTACAATTTTTATTATGACCGGCTGCTAGAGATGTCCTTATCCAGATACGAATGGCTCAATCTTCCGGAAAGCGTGGATGCGCGGTTCCTTGAGTTGACCTTGTTCAAAAATGGCCTTGCACTTTTCTTTGACGATGATGTACTTGGAATGCTGGCTCTCCCGGTTATCATTAGCGGCCCGTTCAACGTATACAAAATTCCGATCCGGCGCAGGGCGTTCACGCCCGGTGTTAGCTCCGTCAACGAAACAGATAAATCTACCGTGTCAACGTATCACGCAGAGCGCACGAACAAAGACTCGGTTATCTGCTATAATAACATGCTGCACAGCCCATCCCTTAATATGTGCAGAATGTTCGCTAGGCGGCTTGCGGATATCGACAGAACGATTGACGTCAACATTTCAGCGCAGAAAACGCCGGTTCTAATTGAATCTGATTCCAACACCCTGCTTTCCCTGAAGAACGCCTATAAGCAGTATGCGGGGAACTTCCCTGTAATATTCGGCAAAAAGGGAATCGCTGATAATGTTAAAGTGCTGATGACTGGTGCGCCGCTAGTGGCACCCGCTCTGCAGCAACTGAAGCAGACTATTTGGAACGATGCCCTTGAATCTCTTGGTATTGCGAATCACGGCGCTGACAAGAAAGAACGCGTTAACACGCTTGAGATTCAAGCAAATCAGGGCGGCACGATTGCAAGCAGATACTCCGGCTTGATCGCTAGAGAACAGGCTTGTGATGCCGTCAACAAAATGTTCGGTACGAATATCGGCGTTAGATACCGCGAGGAAGTGACGCCGGAATCCTTTATGGATGGATCGGACGGAGGTGGGGAAGATGAGTAAATACACAACGCAGCTGCGCTATATCTGCGAGGTTGAAGCTGGCTATAAGGAATCACAGCCGTATAGCAAGGTTAACGAAATCGTGAAAGCGGCTGCACCGAAAATCTTCAACGCCGAAGACTGGCCTATCTTTGATGAGAATTACCGGCTTGCTCTTGAAATCAAGATTCTCAAGGCGTACTACACGGAAGAAATCAGCATGGAAACCGTGGGGCTTTGGAAACTCCGGCTCAATCAGAAGTTATCGGAGATCATGCCGTACTACAATCAAATGTACAAGTCGGAGCTGCTGGAATTCAATCCGTTGTATGACGTTGATCTTACCCGGACGAAAATCGGCAAGGGCACGAAACAGACGCAGACTGACAGTCAGGGTGTGACGTCCTCGGAATCTGATTCCTCCACCACGTCTGAATCCTCGAACACGAACACGGAGAGCGAAGTCAACAAGTACAGCGATACCCCGCAAGGCGGTTTGACCGGCCTGCAGAATGACCACTATCTGACGGACGCTAGAATGGTATCCAACAATGGGTCTGGGAACGCAAAAGGCAGCGGCACTAGCAAGGCAACAGGAAGCAATCAGAATGTTAACACGTCCAACGAAAACGCAGAAAGTACGGACGAATACCTGGAACATGTTTCCGGCGTGAATGGCGGCGCGTCCATTGCGGCACGACTGAAGGAATACCGCAGCACGTTCGTGAACATCGACCTGCAGATCATCGAAGAACTCGAAAACCTGTTTATGAAAGTGTGGTGATACATTGAACAATACGTTTAGAGTTGTGCTTGTCAAAAAGAGCGGTTTTGAAGTCATTAGCTTTGACGATTGCATCAGCGTTACCGCGATCCCTATCGCGGCGACTGGTGGCAAGGCATGGCAAATCAAACTCGCATCCGACACGGAGAGCACTGCTATCCGCAGTTACGCAATGTCACAGTGGTGCATTGCAATTATGTAAAGGGGGTATTTTATGAGCGACATTCCTAATAAGCTAAGATTCTGTTGCTTGCCGGTTCTGCCGACGATCTTCTCGGATGAGCTTAGTTACCTTGATGTACTAAGCAAAATGCGGGATTATATCAATCAGATGATTGATGCAATCAAGCAGCAGGACGAAGACATTGCCAAGATTCAGGAGCAGGTCGACAAGGTTGATCCCAGCAAGTATATTCAGACAAGTGGCGGTACGCTCACGGGGCCGTTGTTCTTCATCGACAACGCACATGTGCTGAAAAACGAAGACGGCACAATTACTCTGTCCGGAACCGGGTTGATGAATATTCACGGCGGCGGGAACGTGACGATTGATACTCCGGAGAGTATTGCGATAAGGGCAGACAAACACGTTGGCATCATGGGAAGCAGCGGCGTCGAAATCTTGGCCAGCGAAAACGGTGCGGTGAATATCGAGGGTGGCGCCGTAGCTATGACCGGGGATATCTATATCCATGGTCCAACTACGTTCGATAAAGAGGATGTTGATATGCTCAACGCAAAAATCAAAGTGGCGGAACCCGTGGAGGACGCGAACCCTGCTACAAAGAAGTATGTGGACGAGCACGTCACACCGCCGGAGCTGCCGTGCGGCTATATCACGGTTGCTGTTGATGATACCAAAAACACGGTGGATGTTCATAGCGAGAACCTGATCCCAAAGGGTGAGCTTGGAGGATACTACGTCGACAACGCCGGGAATCTTTGGCATGCTACGCAGGTCGTTGCGGGTGGGTTTACGCTGGAGAATCAGAATATCAATGTTCTTGCGAATGCGGAGTTCGTGAGAATTACCGGAAACACAATCGTGAAGAACATCAATGTGAACGATACCGGAAGCTCGACATATCAGGCAACTACGAACGTCCTTGTTCACGGCGGGACGGACGTCGACATTACTGCAGGGCAGGGAACGGTCGACGTGGAGGGGCCGATTGTTGATATCCATGCGGCGCAGCACGTGAATATCGATACGGGGGACGGTGGCTCAGTTGTAATCGGCGGCGTAAAGTCTGCCGTAGATATGGGCAACGCGGTTAGCGTGCTAGTGCCCCCACCCAGAAAGCCCACAGAAGCCGCGACAAAACAGTATGTCGATGAGCATGTCAGTGAGGGTGGAACAACACTAAAGCCGTTCAATACTACAAACGGCTTCGCTATGATTCCTATCTCCGATATTCCGTCTTCCGGTGGAGCAATCTTTATTGTGACGTATGTGGATGGTGATAAAGACTCGGTGACCGATGTAGAGATGTGTAACGGCTCTATTACAACTTACAACGGAGAATTGGTGGATTCCAGATTACTTGTGGCAGGCCAGGAGTCTTCGTCTACCTCGGTTCAATTTGCATGGGCGGATGACAGGTATGTGACAAAAACTACTGACGGAATTGTGATAGAGATAAACACCAATTATTCAGGTTTTACCGGGTGGTATGCTAAAATTACTTGACAACTTCGAGACTCTGTGATATAATAGCAGTGTAATCAACCGCAGTTCCTACTTTTCGATATAGCGGCCTGACGTCTGGCGGTGCGTCAGGCCGCACCAATAAACTTAACATTACTAGTGCGCT